TTACCTGCTGCTGCACCATCTTGCATTTCGTGAATAACTGTTCCCATGTAGGAAGTCAAAAGCCATGAGTAACCGACACCTTCGATGCGAGTTAATTCAGTCTCTTGGAATCCAGCACCGTTGTACTGGAAAAACTCAGCGGTTTCTGCACCCGGAATGAGTAGCAAAGCACCGACAGTACCTGCTCCACCAGCAACGATAGCCGATGTTGCGCTACCATAGTCACGGGTGTAGTATACATTAAGTGTAATCATTGAGTTTAGTCTCTCTTGGAGGGACATTAATACATTTGTGTAAAGGCGTGTGTTCAACATGTCTGCTCTTAGACTTGCTGGAAGTACCAAAGATAGTCCTTCATTACCGGACACTCTTGCGTTAGCAAAGATAAGGTCCATAGCATTTAGAATGTCTGCTTCGGGGTCTGCTCCACCAGCGGCCCATAGTGCAGTAGCGGCTTGTGCTTGACCTGCTCCAGCAACTAACTTTGTTAGTATGTGGGAGTCAATTAAGTCTGCTCTTGCTTGGATAATAGCCATCTGTTGACGGTTCATGTTTTCCCATGTTTCGCCACGAAGTAGTGTGGAGTCTAGGAAGACACAGCGACCTTGACCCTTTTCTAGTTTGACGGAGTAGTTTGCTGTTCCAATCTTGGTTGGGTCAACAACTGCGTTGTCGTCTAGTGGGTATGCGAAGGTTCCCTGTGCGCCAGTGTACCATGTGAAGGTCAACCAGTTAACATTTCGCTGTCCTACAAGGTTTGTACCGATAGCGATAGTTGTGGACTGTAATTGAATAAAGTCCCTAAGTGTTTGTTCTAGTACTGCATCTCCTTTGCCGAAAGGCCCAGTAGCCGCAGATACATTCAATAGTTGTTCTAATGTTTCGTTTGCCATATCAATCATCTCCTATATTTTCATTTTCTACTATCAAGCCATCTCCGCTCGACAGTTAACTGCTATTAGGCTTCCGGCTGCTGGTGTTACACCATCTTCACCCATGTAATATCCTACAAAGACCGCACCTGCGGCAGTTGTGTTAACGAATCCATCGCCAAGAGCGGTGGTAGTACAGTAAAGAGATTCTCCAGTTTTTATGGCACCTCCACCGACACATCGAAGCCATTGTACGCCGGATAGAGGTACGATTGATACTGTTCCAGTACCAGCCGCCTCAAGGGTTCCAGCAGCGTCACGACTTGATTCGTCAATTGTGACACCAATAGGTAGGTCGGTTATTGCGTTGGTAATTTGAATACCAGCCGCATTATACTTGACAAGCAAACCACTTTGCGAAAAAGTATTTTGAATATCCTTGCAGTCTACAGGGCTTAGTCCACTATATGCGCTCATTTTTCATCATCTCCATTATTGGTTTATTTCCTCGTATTTTAGAGCCGGTTTTTCGCCGGAATCAGATGCAATAACACCGTTGTAGGCATTAACCCAACTGTTGTATGCTCTTGCATAGAGGGATTCTGAGGACTCAACTAATACTCCGTTGAGGTAGTTTGCGATAATTGGTTCTTCAGACACTTCTTCAGTAATCTCAGCAGGCTGAGAAGTTACTGTAGCGACTGGTGCCATTTCAACAATAGTCTCTTTGACTGGTGTTGGGCGGGAGGAGTCCCAAGAAGCAATCATGCTTTCTAGGGTTTCCATTGTAAAGTCGTCATGGCCGTTAAGTCCCATATCGGAAGCCTTGCGTACCAATTCCATTCTTGTCTCTTCGACTCTTGCTACTTGTGCGGTTTCAAACTCGGAGTTTCGAGCCTCACTTAATACAAGAGATGCTTTTAATGCTTCCAGTTCAGAAGCCATGTTTTCTATTTCACTATTATCTTCGGTCATATTGTTCACCTTCGACTGTTTTGGCCTACCAGTGGTTTGATACTTAATACTTTCATTTGCCTCAACCCTTTCAACTGTTTCGATATTTGCTTCAGAATATGCTGGCCTATGGACTATTGCGAGGTGGTCAAAGGAAAAATCATCAGCAAACCACATGGTAGGGCGGCCACCTTCTTCATCGGCTTCGATGATTTCTGTGGGGATGCCGGTACCGCCAATAGATACTCCGTAATCAGCCTTCATCCAAAGGCCCGATTCAAGAGCCTCAAATAATTCAGGTCTGCGAATCTCGGCTACATACTTTACTAAGTAACCATGTTCTCGAGAATGATAAGATGCTTCAGTAACAGTACCTACTACTGCTTCATCAACACCACCGTCCATATTACGGCTGAATCTACCACCTTTTGCTTCAGGATGATTTAGTGTGACATCTGCCCCAACCATTTCATCAGCCAAGCGAGCGGCTAATTCGGGACGGATGCCCCATGAGTTTTTGTTAACTCCTTCGTGGAATGCTGTACCACTGATTCTAACTATTGTTTCACCAGTAGTAGCGACTATTGAAGTTTGGACTTCAAGAATGTCAATATCAAGTGTTACTGCTACACGGCGACATTCTCCATCTTGCATTTCTTGACCGGGAGGACAAGTACCATACTCTACTGCTTCTTCAGCAAAGGTGTGACCGTCGTGAGCAGCCATACATTCTTCAGTACTGTAACCTGCTGTTTCACAGCGGGACATATACTCGCCGTGGCTTTCATCATCTTTGGGTGTAGGCTCCGCAGCCTCAACACAGCCACAATCATTACAGCCACAATCGCTCATAACATCTGCTACGGTATCTTCCGACTTATCAATATCACTACTCATTTTATTTACCGGAGTAGTAGACCACATTCTACACGACCAGTAATTAGCCTTCCACTTTGGACCGGGGCTACTGCAATTCATTCTATCTCGGAATGCTTTACGACGCTTAGGGTCGTCACGCTTAATTTCCATGTTAGGGTCGCCAAATCGTACAATAACTACTGTACCGGAACCGTTCTTAGTATATACTGCAAACTTTTTAGATTTACCCGGAGTACGGAATGGTTTGTTTAGTTTAACTTTTTTACCTTGATATTCTGCCATTTCAATCCCTCTATGTTTTAATTTCTGTTTGGTTCCACTCATCGTTTTGCTTCCAACCATCATTAGACTCAACCCAAATGATAAGACATACATCGAATGAATCATTAGTTGGTATATTTATTTTAGTAAAGACCTTGTTATCTATTTCGTCACCTGTTGTATTGTAACCTGCAAAGTTATTATAATAATAAGTTTGATTTCCAGTCCATTTAATAACAACATCAACTTCAATATACTGTTCTACTTCACAAGACCAATCAGCATCCCAATAGATTTTCAAATCTGTTGTATTATTAGATGTAATTAATTCTACTGAAGCACTGTAAAAAGAACCAGTACAGTTTTCTTCCGGTTCTTCATACTCACAAGAACCATCATCAACTGTTGCTTCATAATTGTAATTCATAGCCATATTATCCATACAGCCGTATATGTCTTCATCTTTGTAATGACAGGAACCATCATCTTCATTTGCCATTGAGTCGTAGTTTTCTGCATAAGAATCCATACAACCCCAATAGATTTCATGTTTAGGTTCAGGATTATTTGGGTCGCCTTCCCAAAAAGGGTCGTCTGCACCAGCAGGTGTTAAGTCTATGATACCACCTAATTCTAAACCACTTGTTGCTAGAAGAATCAATATAGGGATAACTGCTATTAGCAGTTTATGTGTGGCCTTTGCTGCACTGGTGGCTCGGTCAAGAGCCGTAGTGTTTTCCTTCATGGCATTTGAGTTATTGAGTTTACCATCATCGAGAAGGTCTGCTATTACATCACCTTTATCTCGCCCTGTTAATTGAGCAATTTCTTCAGCATTTTCTAATGAGGCTTGAATATCCGGCGATGTCATAATCTAACCTCCATATTTCTTGGTCCGGCTGAGTAATACTATGGTACAACCACTCCGGCATTATATCCGATACATCGTCTATCGTTTCAACTTTCTTATAACCAAGTCGTCTAACAACCTTTACTAAATGGTGCATTTTAGATTCTTCGGTTGGGTTAATCACAGTTATTTTTGTGCGATTTTTCATGTGGGGAGCATTGTTTCTATACTCAAGTAGTATAGAATGTAGCCCTTTGTTTCTCCAACCCCTACGAACATATGTGTTACCGACAAAGGCATATTTGTCACTCATAACTAAGGATGATGTGTAGGCTATTGCTACCCCATCCTCAAACAAGACCCAGTAACACATTTTATCATATATGCCGGGATAGCCTTTTTCACTAGCCATTGGTAATTCAGAACCCCATATACTTTCTAACCCTTCGTGGGTTAGAATATAGTCAATGTAAAGACTCAAGGTATCACTTCTTTTCCTTAGCAGGGTTCAAAGTTTTTATGTTCAAGTCGCCCCGTACTTTTTCCATATCTTGTGTATGCTCTTGAGCCATTTGTGCTAGAAGATGTTCATGTTTCTGAGCAATCTTTTCTAATTCAATAGCATGTTCTTTTATAGAAGAATCACGGTCACGCTCATGCTTTAATTCAATTGGGATATTATCAACTTCTTGACTTTGCTCAGACTCCCACATACGGAGAACCGTAGTAAGAGCAGGTAAAGCCACACCACTAATAATTGCTAAAAGTGCGATAAACCCATCAAGATTAGCAAGAACGACATCGGGTTTGAAAATACCCATACCTACTATTGCACCTGCGGCAAGAAGCCAAAGGTATATTGCCGGTAAAACTGTTCTGCTTACCATACGGTCATTAAAAGACTTTGCTTTATTCTTCATTTTCTTCACCATCTTGTTCCACTTCCTCATCGGTCGGCTTATTCTCGTTTTCTCGAGGCAAGTCTCCCATTGGTTCGGTAGTTGGGCTGTTATATCTTTGTTTGCCTAACTCAGCAGATTCTCTAGGTAAATCTAAATCAACTCTTGCTTCATTTAGAGTAGTAATTCCCGATTGGTAAGATAGAACCACACGACGGGTTTCTTCAAATGGCGACTCCTCATCCATAGGGTCAAACACTAATAATGGTATGTCTGATTTCTTGTGAGCAATACCTAGTAATTCAAGATGCTTTGAGAATAGACTACTAATGGATTGGCCTAGAATAGTTTGTAATCTACGAATTGACTGAACAGACCACTGGGATGCGTTAAAGGTAGCAGCAAAGGTTGACCCTCGCTCCTGTCCCATTGATACTCGAGGAACATGTAGTACTGCTGAGATGTCAGCATTAACATTGTCTAAGAATGAAGAATTATCGGGGATTGTATTCTTTAGGTCCACGAACTCCATGTTAACATAATGCGGTAGGATTGGTATTTGGTCGGACCGTAGTCCGTCAAGGAGGGAGCCTACACTATCCATAATGTTCTCAAGGCGTTCTGCTGCCTCATCCGGGTCTTGGATATTCTCAATAGCCTCGGGACCAATAGTAATGTATTGCTTGGTTAGACTATCTTCGAGTGCGATACGATTATTCATACTGTTATACTTTGCACGAATAGCCTGTTTAAGTGCGGAGAAGCGGGATGCTCCCCATATACCGTAAGTCCAGCGACCCATTCGGTCCATGTACCAGTTAGAACGGTAGTCAATTTTAATGTGCATAATTTCACTGGCTAAATACTTAGCACTATTTACAGCATTCTCTTTGTAAAGATAAAATACTCCTTTCATTATTGCATAGTCTTTAGTTGCTGCAAATGGTATCTTTCTATCATCTACAATTGTTAACTGACTGATTGGTAGGGACTGAAGTTGAGTAATACCAACCCCTGATTTACCTACAAGTTTGTTAATATCATTACCGTAAACCATTAGATTACGCATGGCATTGATTAGGAAATCGTCAAAATCGAGAACATCTTCTGTTAACTCATTAATAGCATTACGGATTTGAGCGTTGCGTCCACCTATTAGTTTGTATTTGTTGGCGGTCAAAGCAATAGTCCTTACTGCCCCGTTTAATTCCGGGTCAAAGTTAAGCATGTCGTCATACAAATCAAACTCATTAGTGTTATTAAATGTATCTTGAGTCATACTTTCAGTATCTTTTACAATGTTACTGATACCAGCAGACAAAACTTCAAATGGAGTTTTCATATTTTTACTCGCAGTTGTCCTCAAAGGAACAGTTTCCTTCGCACCAACAGTCGATTTATCAAATGGGTTCCACCATGCCATGAAAAAACCTACTTATGTTCTGTTATTTCAAGGTTCTTTATTCCAAATAGACTTTTTTGCCTTTCTTCTTTTATAAACCCATTTGATTACGACTAACCAAAAGACAATTTCTACTATAACAAGCCCAATCCCAAATAAACTCATGTTCACGATTGACATAATTTATTACTGATAGATATTATCCTATCATATATTGTATCAAAAGCGTACATATTTACCTGTTCCGGGTCTACGATTAATGCCTTTCGGATTTTTTCTGTCCTTAGACCAACCACCCATGCTAGTTGTCTTGGAAACCATAGGCATAAAGTTATTTTGTTTTGGTTTGAATTGGTCTATTGCGTGAGCCATAGCCATAACTGTATCGTTATGCCTACCAACATCAACAATCTCCCCCTTCTTCCATACATGCGCTTCTAATTCATCGAGAATAATGTTAACCTTTTTTCTAATATCATCAGAACCATAGGGGAATATGATTAATTTACGGTCAAACCAAACTCGAAGGCGATTCATAAGTCCCTGTTTAAGTCCTTTGTTAGATGCTTTGGATGAACGGTATTCTAAATGCCCCCCCTTTTGCTCAATAACTGTTTCATATAGGCGTTGGAAACCTACATCTTCAGCAGCGACGGGTGCTTTGAAATGTTTTGCCCATTCAATTATAACATCTGCTTGTTTGTCCGGCGGGAAGTCATTTCTACGCCACATATCAACAAAGTGTATGTAACCCTGTTCATCTTGTCGTAAACATATTAAGACGGAGTAGTCTTTACCTATACCATGAGCGGGGTCGAAGCCGAGAATGAAACGGGAACCATCATTGAGTTGACTGTCGAAACCCCCAACGGAGTCTATGTCTATATTTTCTCGGATGAGGTGCCTATTGAAGACTTGGGCATCATCGTCCACGACCTTACACAAATACTCTTGGGCGAAAGCGAGGTCGTCGTCTATGCTGATTTTTTGTTCCAAAAGAAAAGCGGTGGGTCTGAACTCGGGCCACAGTGGGAATAATTTAACATTATCAGGGTCAGCCCTATGTTCATCCCAGTTGGGGAAGGCAGACCAAACGCCTGATTTCCATACTTGCTTTGCTTTTTCAGATAACATTTCAGTATGGTATAAATCGGTATGAGCCATAGGTGTACCCACGCAGTACAGCGAAGTACCGGGGTCAAGCATAGGAGTAATAACTTTTTTGAACCACTCACTTACGGACTCCATAGTCATATCCCCCATTTCAGCGAGAACATCATCAAGTGCTACTACCGCAGGGTGTTCTCCACGGATAGCAGAACCTACACCGGTTGCTTGAATCCAAGCCCCGTTAGTAAATGAGATTCTTTGTTTGTTAGATTTACGCTCATCAAGATACTTTCGTAACTCAGGGTGACGACGCATATCTGTTTTGATTTCCTCAAGACGGTTAGTAGCCTGTCGTATGCTGGCTGAGAATAGCCAAACTTCTATTGGATTATTGTTGCGCTGCTCGAATAGACACATGTGTAGTAGTTTTACACGGAGAGTAGCAGATTTGCTGTGGGAACGGGGAGCGATAATACAAACACGGTGGACTTGCGCCCCTTTACGGTCAGCATATAAATCCATCCATTCTCCTATATGGTCGGCCCATTCATACTCTTCTGATAACCATTCATAGAAGTGGCGTATGTCGTGACGGGAACGCTGGAAATTAAAATTAGGCATTACCATCTAAACCACTACTCTCATATAACCACAGTAGACTTGTCTTTTTTCTAAGGGACTCCAAATCTTATGACAATTGTAGTACCCATCCTTTTCAAAACCACAGGTATTGCATTTTCTTAGTTTTTTATGAAATCTTAAACTACTTGCCATGATTAAGCCTCATGCGTGACTGGTGCGAATAGGGAGCCTATGTAACCTTCTTTATGGTCGATTAGGTAGGCTGCTAAACCTGCGGTGCTTGTTGTATACCCTGCTCTTGAGTGGTATCGGTCATGTCCCGCCAAGGATGGCATCTGTACAACTAAGCACCCGTCTTTTTCAGTCAGGCGTTGGTGGTGAAGATGTCCGTGGAACCATACACGGTGGTCGGTTTGACCCCACTGTTTCTTTGCTTCGACAGCCATAAGACCAGCGAGACCATTAGTACGCTTTGTACTATCACCGTGAGTAAAGCCTAATAGAGTTTTACCGTAAGTTAGATAGCGACGATTGAATGAGGATATAGTAACTGTTACATCATCACAGTTTTCGTATGCTGCGGATAGGTACATCATTAGTCCGATAGTAGAATGCCTGTCGTGATTACCAGCCATCATTACTATTTCGACTGGTGCAATCTGACGCATAAGGTCTATGTGTTCACGGGCCAGTTTGCATCCGGTGATAAGGATTTCAGCAGGTGAGCCGCACATATCTTGCGGAGTACCACGGGTTGTAGTACCTTGGTCGTTATCAACATGGAACCAATCGGAACCAGCACCAAGATAGATTTTATCCGGGGCAGATGGTAGACGACTAACAAGACTTTCAGTTTTTTCCATTAAACGCTTTCTTGCTTCCTCGAAGTTGTAGGTTTCACCTACTTCATCTTCCCAGCCACCTTTACCCCAATGGAAATCGGTGGGACATACTACAAGAGCATAGGGGGATGGTGCGACGGGTAATTTTAATTTGGGGACTTGGGTAGTAGCCGCCGGTAGACCCTTTAGGTGCTTTAGTTTGAAATCAAGGTCTCGCCACTTAGTAGCATCTTCTCGCATGGACTTCTGTTCCCGCTTGAAGATTTCCTGTGCAGCCGAGTGTTTACGGTGAGCAAGCAATTCATCAATATGCTGTTCGGGGTCGTCAAGCAGTTGCTCATCAGTAAGCGGCACCGTTGAATGGGTAATGTTGTGTATTTTACGCAGGGCGCAGAAATGCTCCACCGGCAAGTCGTACTTGAGTGCTATTTCGGCACTGGTTAACGGCCTACCATCAAATCCGGCATAGTCACGAAGCATGGCTCGGTGCTTTTCACCGGACATTACGATTTCGCCAGTAGGTATTTGTGTCGTATAGATGTCAGTGACCTGATTGTAGGTGTATTTAACATCATCTTTGTTGTCAGACTCATATTGAATGAGTCGCATTTCCCACGCCTTAACCGTTGATTCGGGGTATTTTTGGTTCAGTATTCGGGCATAAGCGATTCTTGACCCGGAGTGTTCATTCATGTGCTTTAGGATTGTCTCATCATGGGACATTAGTTAGTGGGTACTCACGCCAGTTTATCAATGTTTTCCCAAAAAAATTACAAAAATTAGCGTGGTGCTTGGCTGTCTCTATATGTCGATAGATGATAGTTTTTGGCGGCTATCGCATGCCTCAAACTAAAGAGAAGTCAAAGAACCCACCCATCCCGAAGGATGGATGAGTTCAAAATCCCGTAACTAAATCGGTCTAATTTTTATTCTCGGTTCACCAGTGTGCCACAATCAAGTGACTTTCTGTAAACTCTTCAAACAGTGCGTGTACTTGTGCTGTTCTGCCCTCAATACTACTCATGTCAAAACTAACCACTTGTAGCACATCGTAGGCAGTCTGTCGCACTCCGACTGTATACTTGCCCTCTTCTATCCTAATCACTGTGTATGGTACACCATACATACTGAATGGGTATCTATCTGTATTCATCCATGCTCCTATCATTTTCAATCACTCCTCATATTGCTGCAATACATTCTCATCATCACTAATCTCAACCAATAGTCGTGGTTGGGTAGTTATCTTTGGTGCTTCAATTGGTTCTAAGTTATCCCATACTATATCCTGTGCCTTTGGTGCTTCCCTTGCTGCCTTCAATGCATCATCTAACTGGTGGGTGTGGGTATCCACATGTAGGATGTATCCCTCTTCACCGTATTGGTCTGACTCAATCCAGCAGTCCAGTCCTTCAGCATCACAGTTTACGCATGTGACATCTTCTACATCTTTACATATAATCCAGTCGTGTTGACCTTCGCCGCAGGTTGGTGTTTCTTCTCCGTCCATACCAGTGCTACCCCTACCACCCTTATGAATGCTGGGTATGTTGGAGCCCCCCACCCCCACTAATGAGGGTGAAGGGCAATATCAGGGAAGCCCTGTAACTATTGACCTATGATTAGGCTTTGATTGACATAGCCTTGCATATGTTATCCGTTAGATAACAGATGTCACATAGGCACCCGTTCCAATTCTCTCTATCCTTCCATTTTATTTGCTCTATTTTTTCGCTCATTTTCTATCCTCCATTTGTTCGGCAGGTGTGCCATTGACGCACCGGCCTACCGGTAGGGGGGAGCCGCCTACCTATAAAGGCTGGCCGAATTAGATTCTACGAGACAACTATAGTAAGTCATACACTTTTTCGTGCTTCGCCTAATAGAGAGAGAGAGAGAAAGGCTCGGTGGAGGGGTCAGTGGTGGCGAACCCTCAACGAGAGAGAGCCCCTCACCCCCCCGAAGGGGAGTGAAGGGCAGCATACCGGAATCCGGTGTATCAATCAATTAGATTGGTTTCAATAACCGGAGTCACTAAACAAAGTCTTGATGTCGGTCATTAGTGCCTCCATTGAACCTTGTGCGCTAACGAGGCTCGCTAATGTACCCTCATCGCCTTCAGTCTCAATGTTGCCTATTGCTTCGTGCATTTGTGCCGCACTAACCGCTTCATCGCTTCCTTCAAACAGTTTGGCAATATCTAACTTCATATCTGCCACTATTCCGCTTTCCGATATTACTTCTTCAATCATGTCAAACAATGATTGCTTGAAGTCCTTGGCCCAATCCTCAAACAGACTACGGAGCCACAGGGTTAAACCTGCCACCATACTGTCCTCGGCGTTTGTGTTGTCGTCTATGTTTTCTGTATCCATTGTGTGTTTCGCCTCCTTCGGCAATTAGTCGGAGAGGCTGCCACTATATCAATACTTCTTGGATTTGCCCCACATTTTAGACCTCCGAGCCACTTTTTCAGTGAGCCGAGCGAATTGAACCAAACAAGACAATATGAAGTATATAGTAAGTCATACACTTTTCCATGTTGTCACTATGAAAGAGAGAAAGAGAGAAAAGAGAGCCCCTGCCGAGAGCGCACTCTCGACAAGGGCAGATAAGTGCATCATTTACACTATGGTCGAATTAATTTATCTAACCGTATTTGGCCTTTATTTTAGGGTGAACCCTATCTATCACATGTTCGCCTTTCACGCAACAGTCAAAACATTCGCCTTCACTATCTAAAGTGTCGCAAATATCATAGACAAAAGTCCTTTTTAATTTATCACTCGCATTCATATATCTCCCCCCTGTTCTCCTGTTGGATATTACAACCCAATAGGTTCGAGTATATCAATGCAGCGATTGAGTAATTATTAGATAATATAGTATATAGTAAGTCATACACTTTTCCATGCTTCACTTAGAAAGAGAGAGAAAAAAGAGAGAGAGCCAGCAGCGAACTGCTGACCCTCCCGAATCACCGGAATCCGGTTTTCAGAATCTAATCTGATTTTATTCTGACTGGTTTAGGGTGCTGTTTTTTCTATCGGCTCTAATTGAACCAGCCCAGTATTTTGCTCCAACATCGGATTGCTCCAAATGTAGAAGGACATCAGACAAATCTGCTGAATCTATACTGTCCCCGTCTGTCATTTCATAGATAGCCTCGTACAATGCTTGGCCTAATTCTTCATATGACGCAATTTCCGCCATTTCCTTGAGCATTTCTAATTGCTCTATTTTTTGTCGGTCTATACTCTCCATTTTGCTTCCTCAAATGACCCTAACAACAACTCCCTATTAAACCCTTCGATTTTAATATATTCATATCAAATAACTATATAGTAAGTCATACCTTTTTCCATGCTCCGCCTTTTAGAGAGAGAGAAAAAGAGAGAGCCCCCACCAGCCCCGAAGGGCCGATAGGGGCGGCTTCCGGCACTGTGCCGGTATCATATTAACTCAAGGGACTCATCCCCAAAGTGCTTCACTGTCACTTGCCCACTTGTAGGTTGCTTTTCTTTTTAGCCCGTCGGTGTGGTCGATGTAGCACTTCTGAAATACAGTATTCTTTATTTCATGTACTGCGTTGTTAGCCTGTACATGTGCCGTGACTGTATCTTCTGCGTGGCTTCTGTTCCCATACTGGAAAGGCACGACCTTCAACAACTTCATTGTTAAATCGTAAATCCTTGCACTAAAATATGGGTTGCCGTTGGTTTTATCGAACCAGTGGTTGATTTTTATTATGTATTCTTTTTTCATCATTTCGTTTATCACCTCCCCGTCAGTGTGTCGCCGGATAATTAGACCACACCGGCCCGAGTATATGAAGGCACCGATTTAGGAATTATTAGATAATATACCTATATAGTCATAAGTCCTATAGTGTTTTGAATAAGTAAGAAAGAGAGAGAGAGAGAGAATGACCCTGTTCGGGGTGCTGCGTACCATTTTTACTTCTTCACAGCCGACTGTGATTTTTCATCCACAGCGTACTGTGGGTTCATATACTTGATAGTGGTAGCATTGGTGTAGGCAACTACCGAAGCGAGCAAGATGGCGAGGAAATGTCCTTCGGGATAATTTCGCTGTTGGGATATTGGGAAACAAGTTTCCGTAGCAGATTAGACCGCACTTTCTGAGTGCATCTGACTGTAACTATGGGAGACATAGATAACGCAAATCAGCAAGCGTTGGTGACACAAAGGAGCATCGTGTCCAACATTATTTCGATGTTGGTAACAATGGTGCCCCAAAGTCCACCAATAGCAAGCATAGCACGACAAATGACTAACCTAAAGACCAACATGGCAATACTTGTGGAAATGAAATCCGCATTTGTCAACAATGTCAGTCTGAGCATGTACAATAACATGCCAGCATTTGTGAAGAAGGTCGATATGGTACTGACTGAAGGAGCAACATACATAGCAAACCAAATGAGGAATAGGATTGACTGTTCTTTCTGCGGCTCTATGAATGTCCACACTGGAGACAGTTGTGGGGCAAGATTAGTCGGCAGCCTACACCATGTTCTTGCGAGCAAGGTGGTTAAGGTAAACCAGCACAGACGGAAGACTACATACTTCTATGTGCAAGGCAGTCATGAAATACACACCGACGCAAATCTGTCGGGATTGTATGACGGTGCTACTAGGGTTGACTGGGGAATTAGTCAATTAAACCAAGACCAAATTAACATGGTCTTGAAATATGCTGTATTTGGAACTGCGTCAAATGGGTACAGGGTTATACTGTCCCGAAATGACCGTAACTTCCAACAGCAACTTCGAGATGCTGCTGCTTCACTTTGAAGTAACTAGGCAAATCGAGTAACTCGTTAAATCGAGATTTTGCCCTGCTCAGGACTTCGGTCCTGAGTGGGGCTCACTTCCAATTCATTGTGTCCCCAACACAGGAGGCATCGGTGGCGAAAGCCATCGGTGTCTCCACCAAGTCTATTATTATATTATAGTATATAGTATAGTATATATGTGTTGAGAGAGAGAGAGAGAGAGAAAAGAGAGAGAGTATAATCATATAGTAAGGTAGTAAGAGTCTTACGGCCCCCCCGCTGAGAGAGAGAAAAAAAGAGAAAGAGAGAGATAAGTCTTATTCGGGGCACTGAGGCGATGTACTTTCTACACTGAGAGAGAGCAAATATGCTCAATATGGGCATTTTGGGGCCTATTTTTGACTTTCAATCCTTTATAACAAACCGAACATGTTCGTTAATCCTTTATACCAATGCACGGTATCGGAGGAATGTCGAAAGACCGAAGCAAGCAGCCGACCAATCCTCTCGGGGAAGTCGGTAATTTGGGGACCGCTCCAAACACAAGTCCATGAGTACCCAATCTCATGGCAACCTAGGTTTTGCCACAGGCTTCAATCGCTAGGACTCAAGTCGAATCGACTCAAACAATGGTGGCCCTACGGGGTTTCATTCGGTTACGATGTGAATATGTGCTGAGATGCGTCAATGAAGCACACACGGCCCTTAGATGGGACATATCTCAATCACGCTTAGTGGTGACAAACCAAAACCAACGGGAGATAGACGGCTTGAGTGTTCATTTTTACATATTTCATATTCACAATATACGCAAAAACATTTTCCCACCGCCCAAACAGGGCATAAGGTGAGGGAGGCTAAACATATGAATGGAATAGAAGCAAACGAGAGCATAGCGGCACTTGTGCTGCCTATGCTATGGGTATTCGTACTCATGGCAGCGGTAGTTATCAATGTCGTTAGCAAGCATAGAAATGAACGAATGAACAAGAGGATTGGTGTGGAAATCGAATTGATTAAAGCAGCAAAACTACGAGACAGCCCACATGAAAAGATGTCTGACTGGCTTACAAAGCAAATCGCCAAGAATGATTTGCTGAAGTCTGCCAAGCAGCGTGGTATGCTAAATCGCATACGCATCAAGTATTCAGGGTACACACATGAAGTGACTGAAGTGACTAAGTTAGTCACAGATGGTTCACTAAATCATGGTGGCTTTGAAGTCGTGTCTCCTCCGCTTTCAGGCGATTTGGAGCAACGGTCATGGGTTCAACGCATTTGTCAATCCCTACGGGGAGTGGCGGGTGTAGACTCATCATGTAGTGTCCATGTCCATGTTGGACTACGAGACTACGATACATCAAGATTTGATGCCCGTGAAATGGGTGTTGAGAGTGTAGATGATGCAAATTATAATGCTGAAACCGCAGCCAAAGCGGTTGTTGGTCGTGTTGGATGGGCTTACGGGTACTTTCAGTCTGTTCTCAACAAGATGGTATCACCGAGCCGTCGTAATGGCCGGTGGAGTCGTGACATAACTTACATGTGTTCACAATTTGACAATATCACCGAATTGAAGATAGATTCAAGGGAGTGGAGTGATGAAAATGAGGAGTACGAATATATCTCACGCACCGTCACTTCTCCTGTCGAAATAGGACTAGCATTGTTTGAGCATTTGCTCAATGGAGGCGGCCACCAAGATAGCCGTTATCAATGCGTAAACCCTCAAGCATTCCGTAAGTACGGGACTATTGAGTTTAGGTCACATCAGGGAAGCACCAATCCAACCAAGATTCAGAATTGGATTGACATTGTACACCTACTCACTACAAGATGTGCAAGCGAGTCATGGACTGACATTACCGACTACAATGGTAAATCATACCACGATTTCATGACATGGTTAGGAATTGCCACATCTGACAATTTATACGAGGCCGGAATACGCCGAATTAAGTCAGTGAATGGTAATGATTCAGCCGTGTTCGCACATGACCCAAGTATCCAACACAGTCAACTCTTTCAGGCGGTACAAACATGTACCAAATGCGGGAAGGTCACATGCGACCATGACAGTGAATGTGGTGTAAACTACGCAGATAAATTGGCTGATGAAATCAATGAACACTTTGGTGGAAATGACCGATTGAATTACCCTGACCGCATTTGTGATGATTGCTGTAATACATCAGCACGGGAAGCGAGTTATGTGTCCCGAGAGTTTTCTGAGCATACCGTCGCCTATTGCGATGATTGCGATGAGGAGACATCTTTCCAAATGTGGGGAGGATTGGCACTATCCTTGGCCCTTGGGACTATCCCACTGGCTTTGGTGGTCGTAGGATGCGGTATTGGAGCAATCCACGCCGTAAACAAGCGATTCAAGCACAAGAGGGTAGCAAGCAAACTCTTCAAGGTATTATCTGAGAGGGGCAAGCAAGCCTCGGGATTTGCCTTTGACAACGGTGATGGTGTGTATTATGTCAAAGCACCACACTCTAGTCATGCTATGGCTCACCACACTGGCAAACAATTGTCAGCCGATACGATATGGACTATGATGCACACAAGATATGCCACTCATGGTATCAATAACAAGGCAAATGCCCACCCCCACTTTGGGAGTGAAGCATGGGTCACTATGGTTCACAATGGTGTGGTTCACAACTCAGATAAGGTGTGGGCCGGACTTGGGACTAAGCGAACGGGTCCGGTGGACTCACAGGCTGTGGCCCAATGCCTTGAAATTGGAGGCATTGAGAAGGTAGTCGATTTGTGCGAAGGTTCGATGTCACTGATTTGGTCTGACAGCCGAGAGCCGAAAGGTACTCTCAAGTGTTGGACTAACGGCGCAAGCCCATTAGTTATGGGTCGCCTTGATGATGCTACCGTAGGACCGGTAGTTATTGCCTCAACCCTTGCACTATTGAAGCAAGGAGTCGGCAAGCGATTGAAGACAGATTGGGCGGCCGAAGTTGGCCGAGAGTACACCATCTTACCTGATGGGTCAATCACCAAGCGTGACATCGTAGGCAGCGCAGACACGGCCGGTTTTTACCGTGATTGGCGTGACTACACCATAGGCACAGGCACCAAGAAGTCGGACTCCAAGATTTATGGCACCCTTGACTATCAGGGTGGCTATGAGGACGATTACATGAACACTGAGGGGCAGACCCGTAGTGTTTGGAAGCCTAAGCCTAACCATCGAATTATTGCCCTTGCCAACAAACACATGGCACAGGCAGACGGTGACTTTCCACCATTGGAAGGCAAATGGCATGGCTACGATGCGGTGACTCATGAGGGTATTAGTAACTCATGGGACCACAAGGGTGAGCCTATCTCATACAGTCTGCCTCAGTGGGTAACACCACAGCGGTACAAGGACGATTTAATCAGTCTCCTTCGAGGCGACTACGAGCCTGTCAATGGTGAGAAGTCGTATGACTACTTAGACACCGAAATCTGAGACTGAAACTTGGTTCATTCGTTAAACATGCCTTGAGCATGACTTTGAATGGTGTGGCCCCTCGGGGCCGCATCATTCCCCCCCACGCTTCTACCATTTCACAAACCTCCCCTCACAATCCACTATCCTACTTCGATAGCCTCCCTAACAGGATGCGCCGCTTGAGCAAATGCGGGATACAAATCGGCTCACCTACTCCATTGGAGGACTATATTATGCGAAAGCGAAACCAACCAAGGATGAAGAAGTGTATGCACATAGAATGTGGAGGCAAATTACAGCCTCACTCATTCGACAGTGCTGCCCAAAAGGGTGACAGGCGTACAACCGGCATGGACTGTGATGGTCCGTGTTCGCAGCGCCGTGTTGCTAATTGGAAACACAAGAATACCGCAAGCAAGTACGCACAACCCGAGCCAGTACCTGACAACCGTACTGATGAGGCAATCCGTGCTGACATGTGTCGTTGGAAACAATGAGACAAGTCTGCTTGTACTGAGGATAGCCCCGACCTACAAATCGGAGTGGCAGTTGAGTGAGGACTCAAGTGCGGGACTGATGTCAAAACCCGCCCAAATAAGACACAGGGGTGGCCCTTCGGGGTCGCCCCATATATGTGTTATTTTTTTTCTTTTTTTTATTTTTCTTTTTTTTAAGTATTTTATTTAGTCATTTACCCATAGGAGAAAAGAGAGAGAGAGAGAGAGAGAGAGAGACCCGTGAGAGAGAGAGAGAAGTCATACTTAGTAAGACTAACAAAACGAAAA